CCCCGTCTGGGCCGCGTGCGTTGTCCACGACTTCCACTACCGCGAGGGCGTGTTCGGCCGCGACGGCTACGCGCGCAAGCGCGCCGACGACATCCTCTTCGACAACATTGTGGCAGTCAGCCTCGCCTACGGGACGGGCCTGACCCGGGCCTACTCCCGCGCGTGGCTGTACTGGGGCCGCGTCCGGGTCTGGGGACGGACCGCCTACCTGCTCGGCGCTGGCACCATCGGCGACGCACCCATCTGGGAGCGGATTCGGGAGGCATGGTTTGTCGGGCGTAGGTGACGATCTCGCTGCCCTGCGGGACAGCCCCAAGCGGCTCGCCTATGAGCTGGACCGGCTGGCCGAGCAGCATCCGCTGACGCTCAAGGATTGGGTGCAGGAGCACCCCAAGAACCTGATGGCGTACTTCGGCTGGGCGGTGGAGGACTTCCACCAGGCCGCCCTGGAAGACGTGCTGCGCACCGAGAGCTTCCTCTGGCTGGCGCCCCGCGGCTCGGGCAAGTCCACAGCCGAGTGCGTGTTCTTCCCCGTCTGGGCGGCCATCGCGAACCCCGACATCTACACCAAGGCCGGGCTGCCTTACCTGTTCCCGGAGGCGCCGCACACGATCGGGCCCCACAACATCCGCGTCGCGCTGACCAGCAACAGCAGCGACAAGGCGGTGGCCCTGCAGTGGCAGTGCAAGGCGGTGCTGACCAGCCCCAAGATGAACCGGCTCTTCGGCCCGTTGGAGGGTTCGCGCTGGCGCGACGTCCAGAGCGACACGGCGCTGCGCACCGAGCAGTATCGCGAGTGTACCTTCACCAGCCTCGGGCTGGGCAGCAAGATCGCGGGCGGCCACTACGACATCAACATCCTGGACGACTGGGTGACCGAGGACAACGCGCGCACCGAGATGATGCGGCAGCGGCTCTCGGACTTCTTCAAGTTCACAGTGAGCCCGACGCTGGAGCCCTGGGGCCGGACCGCGGCCGCGGGCACGCGCTACCATCCCAACGACTGGTACAGCGAGATCAAGGCGTGGGAGAAGGCGGGCATCTGGCGGAAGATCCGGCGGACCCCCGCGCTGGTTGAAGTCGACGGAGAGATGGTCAGCTACTGGCCGGCTGTCTACCCGGTCAAGAAGCTGCTGGAGATCAAGGAGAAGATCGGCGCCATCGCCTTCTCGACCCAGTACCAGAACGAAACCGACGTCATGTTGGGCGAGTTCTTCGAGCACGCCTGGATGGAGAACTTCAAGTCGTTCGACAGCCTGCCCCAGATCGACAAGGAAAAGGCGCGGACCTTCATCACCCTGGACCCCGCCATCAAGGGCGGGCCGAGGAACGACTTCTCGGTGTTCACGGTAACGTCCTACGTAGCCCCGTACTTCTTCGTGCGCCGGGTGGTGCGCGGGAAGTGGACGCAGCACGAGCTGATCCAACGCGCTGCGTATCTGAACCGCATCTTCCGCCCCCACAACTTCGGGGTCGAGGTGGTCCAGGGGCAGGAGTGGCTGGTGCAGGAGATGCGCCGGCTGCACTACGAGATCCCGACCCGGGACCTGTGCCCCAAGAACTTCGCGGGCAAGGACAAGGTCGGCCGGGCCAGCCACGTGCGGTCCTTCTTCGAGAACGGACGCGTGTTCCTGGAGCCGCCCACGCCCGACAACGGGATCGGCCGGCTGATCGAGGAGATGATGGCGTTCACCGGGGAGAGCGATGTGCCCGGGATGGACGACTGCGTGGACTCGCTGATCTGGGGGCTGCTCATGGCGACGCGGCCCCAGGCTCGGCTGGTCAAGCTGATGAATAGAAGGGGACTCTGATGGCCTACAATCCCACCAAGTTCAGCGGGCGCACGCCCGGCCAGGGAGAGTCCGAGATCGAGCGCGGCTCCGGTACCGAGTACTGGTACCGCGACAAGGCCGACAAGACCCGCATCGAGAACTACCTCAGCAATGAGGAGCTGCTCAGCGTCGACGAGCACTACGGCGAGTTCCAGGACCTGGGCCCCAGCGTCAGTCCGCCCGAGGAGGCGTTCTGGATCGCGGTCGACTTCTTCGGGATGCTCGGGCGGCTCATGCGCCACTATGTCTTCGGCGGGGGCTTCGCCATCACCGGCCGGAGCGGCGCTGCCAACGACGTGGCGGTCCGGCGCATCTTCGATGCGAACAACATGAAGCAGCTGTTCAACCAGGCGGCCGAGCAGGCCACGGCCCTGGGCGACGTCATCTTCCGCGTGGACATCGAGGACCGGGAGGACGAGGAGGACCCCGAGGTCACGCGCCCGCAGGCGGTGATCCGGGCCATCCACCCCTGCCACTACTTCCCCGAGCTGGACGAGCTGGACAGCACCAAGGTCAAGAGCGTCACGCTCGCCTGGGTGTTTGGCGCCGACGCCGAGTTCAAGACCAAGGTCAGCATCGCCTCCGACGCCGTGGTGCTGCTGGAGAAGCACGAGCCCGGCGAGGAGAGCGGCGACTCCACCACGATCACCTACGAGCTGTGGGAGTGGGACGGTACCGACGTTGGCAAGAGCCTGGACGTCACGTCGATGTTCCCCGACCTGGAGGACGGCGAGTCCGGCATCAACGAGATCCCGATCATCCACATGGGCAATGAGGTGCGGTCCGGGGAGTTCTGGGGCCGCAGCGAGTTCGACCGCATCCGCCGGATCATCCTCGCGATCGAGAGCCGGCTCTCCCAGGAAGACGAGGTGCTCGACAAGCACGCGCGGCCCAAGCTGATCGTGGGCCCCGGGGTGCTGAACCCCAACGCGCGGGCCAGCCTCGCGGACTTCGACGTGATCGAGATCGAGCCGTCGATCCTCGAGAAGGCGGTGAAGCCTGAGTACCTGACCTGGGACATGAAGATCGACGCGATCAAGCATGAGATCGAGAAGCTGGAGGAGTACCTCTTCATCACGACCGAGACCAGCCCGGCGAGCTTTGGCCTGGAGCGCGACGGCTCGCAGGTCGAGAGCGCCCGGGCCCTGCGCTTCAAGGCGCACCGGACCGTGAACAAGGTCGACGACAAACGCATTGGCTTCGAGCAGCCGATCCGGGACCTGTTCCGGGTGGCGCAGAAGCTGGAGATCGCCGCGCTGGATGAGGACGGCGAGACCGCCTATCAGCGCGGGCCGATCCTCTTCACGTGGCCCGATCCGATCATCGAGGATCAGCAGGCCGAGACCGAGCAGTACGTGTCACGCAAGCAGGCGGGCCTGATCAGCCGGCTGCGGGCGGTCCGCGACCTGGACAACCTGACCGAAACCGAGGCACAGGCCGAGGTGCAGGAGATCTTGCAGGACCAGGTCGACGAGTCCGCGGCCGCGACGCCGGCCCTCCCCGCGCTGCCCCCCGGCGCCGAGGCCCCGCTCAGCGGCCCCGTGATCCCGGAGGCCGCCAGCACGGCGCCTATCACTCCGGCGCCCGAAGCGTAGCCCGTGGCCGCGGCGCCCGAGTCGCAGCTGATCGCGGCATACCGCGGGCTCCAGCGCCGCATCGAGGAGATGCTCGCGTCCGCCCAGGCGGGCGGGCGGAGCACCGTCTTCCTGGAGGGCCAGGCCCGCGCGGCGGCCGCGGCGCTCCGCGACGTGCAGGCGGCCGAGACCGGCTTCGTCTCCAGCGCCATCCCCGACCAGTACAAGCTCTCCGCCCAGGCGGCCCAGCTGACGATCGCCGAGGCTGGGCTGGCCACCCTGCAGGGATCCTTCACGGGCTTCGACCGCGCCGCGGTGCGCTTCCTGCAGGAGCGCGTGTCCAGCCGGCTGACGAACGTTCGCCAAGCACTGACGGACGGGCTCGGCCTGGGCGACCCCAAGACCGCGGCCAAGTTCATCGAGGCTGCCCTGGGCGCCGACGGCAAGCTGGTGCGCACCGTGGCGGGCGAGCTGAAGGTGCTTACCCCGTCCGGGCGTTATTGGGACCCCACGGCCTACAGCAAGATGCTGGGCCGGACGGGGATCGCGGATTCGCGGCGGGTAGCCTTCCGCCAGCGCTACCTGCAGAACGGGATTGACCTCGTCAAGATCGTCGCCAACGGAACCGAGCACGAGGAATGTCTCGTCTGGGAGGACGAGATCGTTTCGCTGACGGGCAACACGCCCGGCTACCCCACGGTTGCTGAGGCGGAAGCAGCCGGTCTGTTCCACCCGTCGTGCAGGCATAGATATGTGGCGGCCCTGCCCGACGAGAAGACTGCAGTGCAGGTGCCCGAGGCCATCGCGCCGGATTTGCTCGCGGCTGCGGTCCCCGGTGCGCCGCCGCTCCCGCCCATTGCCCCGCTGGACCTCGCCATCTCCGTTGCCGCTCGGGCCCGCCCGATCCTGAACGAGCTGCCGATCGTGCCCCGCACGCCTGGCGCGGCACTCGCGCGTAGGGGAGGCGCGGTGAAGAAGGCACCGACGCTGCCTCCTCTTGATCCAATTGCTCGGTTCGATGCGGGACAGCAGGAGATCCTTGATAGGATGAATGCTGAAAAGCGAATCCTCAGGCTCCCTAGAGATCAGCGTGAAGTTATTGGGGATTATACAGGTTCCCTTTATCGCGAGATGAATAGCGGCTTGCGCTCCGGGGCCGCCCTACCGGCACAGATGCAGACTCGGGTTGTGTCGTTGGATGCTGCAATTGCTGGATCTTCTATACCGGAAGATCTGATTGCCTATCGCGGTCTCTCTGCTTCTGCTGATCGGTTCAAGGTCGGTACGGTCTACCGAGATAACGGATTCGGCAGCTGGACTGGCGAGAGGAGCACGGGTGCAGCCTATGCAGCGCGTGCGGGTGTACCAGAACAGACCCTGATGCGGATGCAGATGCGCAAGGGCGAGCGGGCTCTGTATATTGGTGACTTTGGAGGGGCCTTTGAACAAGAGATCCTTCTCCCGCGTGGGTCGACCTATAGGGTGCTCAGTGTGGAGGAAGGAGTTCCTATCAATAAACTCACCAAGGCCCGGGTGGTGACTGTTGAGATCACGCCCGGAACGTCTGCTGCGACTGCCCGCGAGCTAGAGAAGGTGGCGGCTGCAAAGAAGGTGGCGGCCACCCCCCGAGGCGTACGCGGCCCAGGCGCAGACCAGGTACGCAGCCGCGGGAGAGGACGTCGGGGGCCTGAAGGTCGGAACGGCGATCGATAACCAGGAGTCGATTGGGGCGTCGCTGTACGAGTACGAAATCCTTGACGATGTCCGGATGGTCGACATGGATCCGGAGTTCGCCGCGGGCAAGGCGACCTTCTACAGCGCGACCGAGAAGGACCGCATCGAGGCGCTGGCTGCGGAGATCAAGGAGTCTGGCCGCATCGACCCGCTGATCGCGGTGGACGACGGAAGCCCCTTCCCGTACGTGCTGGAAGGTGGGCACCGGATCGAGGCGCTCCGGCTTCTCGGCATTCGGAAATACCCCGCGATGGTGGTCATCGACGAGCGGGCCATCGCGGAGAAGATCGCGGAGGGCACTCTGTCACCATCAGCCGCTCGCATCGTCGAGCCCCGCACTCCCAAGATCGCCGCGCCCTCCGCGCGGGCGAACCGCGCTGCCGCCAGGGCGCCCGCCGTGGAGTTCCCTCCGTTCACCAAGAGCGGATTCGATGGGCTGAGCGACCAGGCCGAGGTGGCTGCGATGGCTGGATTCAACCAGCGCGTCGGTGCGGGGAAGGTCTTCCTCCAGAAGATCACGACCGGGAAATCGCTCACGACGGCGCAGGGCCGCGCTACTCAATTCTACTCCAACATTGGTTACCGCGAGATCAACGACAAGCTGCGCGGCATCGCACCTGTGGATCCCACCCTCTCCATTCTGAAGGATGCCGACAAGCTGATCGCCGATCTCGATGCTGCCATCGCGCGCAGCACAGTTCCGAACGAGCTTGTTCTCTACCGCGGGGCTTCCGTTGTGGACCCCGGCCGGTTCGGGAACCTCAAGGTTGGTTCGGTGTTCACCGACGAGGCGTATGGCAGTTGGTCTGGCAACCGGCACATCGCAAAGGAGTTCGCGGACGGCGCCAAGGAGCGGATCGGGGGCAAGCCCTACCTCTTCCGGATCAAGACCGAGCCCGGGCAGAGGGCCCTGTACGTGGGCCCCAAGGAGGCGGAGTTCATTCTGCCGCGGGGCGCACAGTACAAGATCTTGTCGGTGGACGGGAACGTCGTCAGCCTGGAGCTGGTGCCCGGCGCACCGCTGAAGGCTACTGCCGCGGCCGCCAAGCGGAGCGCGACGACCGAGGCGCTGCGCCAGCAGCTGTCTCCGCTCGCCCGGGGTAAAGTACTCACACCACGAGTCCCCCGCGCGAGGATCAAGTAGATGGCCACCAAGCCCGACCCCGCCGATCGCTTCATCTGGAAGGACGGCGACATCGAGATCCTGGTCTCCGGCACCGAGCCCGGAACCCTGACCCCGCGGACCCCGCCGCCGAGCATCCGGAAAGAGCAGCAGCCCTAGCCCCGCGGGGGTATAGTAGGGACTGACCCCCAACCCTGGGGAGAGGCCCCCGGCACCGCAG